ACCGGATGGCCGCGCGATTTTTCCCCCCCCTTACGTGGCGCTATGGTGGCCGCCCGATCTCGTCGCGCTTTTCCTTTAACTCGAATTAAAGGAAATCTCTTTCGTCTCGTCCAATGATAATGCGCCTGTCGCGCCTAGATATCCGGAACAACTTGGGCCCTAAGTTGTTCGTGGCCTATAAATGAAAAGCTAATTGGGCCACATTCTTTAATTCAAAATGCCTAAGCGCGATCTCCCATGGCGCGCGATGCCGGGAACATCAAAGGTTAGTCGCAATGCTAACTATTCTCCTCGTGCAGGTGGTGGCCCAAAAGTGAATAGGGCCTCCGAATGGGTTAACAGGCCTATGTACAGGAAGCCCAGGATATACCGGACGCTAAGGACGCCTGATGTGCCCAGAGGATGTGAAGGCCCTTGCAAGGTCCAGTCCTATGAACAGCGTCACGATATCTCACATGTCGGGAAGGTCATGTGCATTTCTGACGTGACACGTGGTAATGGGATCACCCACCGTGTTGGTAAGCGTTTCTGTGTCAAGTCCGTGTACATCCTTGGTAAGATATGGATGGACGAGAACATCAAGCTCAAGAACCACACGAACAGTGTGATGTTCTGGTTGGTCAGGGACCGTAGACCGTATGGCACTCCCATGGATTTTGGCCAAGGGTTCAACATGTTCGACAACGAGCCTAGCACTGCTACGGTGAAGAACGATCTCCGTGATCGTTATCAGGTTATGCACAAGTTTTATGGCAAGGTGACAGGAGGACAGTATGCCAGCAATGAACAGGCAATTGTCAAGAGGTTCTGGAAGGTCAACAATCATGTGGTCTACAATCATCAAGAGGCTGGCAAGTACGAGAATCATACGGAGAACGCTCTACTACTATATATGGCATGTACTCATGCGTCTAACCCCGTGGATGCTACCCTTAAGAATCGAATCTATTTTTATGATTCGATTATGAATTAATAAATTTTGAATTTTATTGAATGATCCTCTATTACATGATTAACGTACGATCTGGCTGTTGCGAAACGAACAGCTCTGATTACATTGTTAAGTGAGATCACTCCTAACTGATCTAAATACATATTGACTAAGTGCCTAAACCTAGCTAAATAAGTCGACCCAGAAGCTGTCATCGATGTCGTCCAGACTTGGAAGTTCAGGAAGGCTTTGTGGAGATGCAACGCTCTCCTGAGGTTGTGGTTGAACCGTATCTGTACGCTGTACACCCTGCTCCTGGTGTATAATGGGTCTTCTACCTTGTACATCCTGAAATAAAGGGGATTTTCTATCTCCCAGATATACACGCCATTCTCCGCCTGAGGTGCAGTGATGAGTTCCCCTGTGCGTGAATCCATGCCCGGTGCAGTCTATGTGGAAGTAGATGGAGCAACCGCAATCTAAATCAATCCTGCGTCTCCTGATAGCCCTCCTCTTGGCTTGCCTGTGTGCCTTCTTGATAGAGGGGGGCTGTGAGGGTGATGAAGACCGCATTCTTTATTGTCCAGTTCCTGAGGGATGCGTTTTCCTCTTTGCTCAGGAAGTCTTTATAGCTGGCACCCTCACCAGGATTGCAAAGCACGATTGATGGGATACCCCCTTTAATTTGAACTGGCTTGCCGTACTTGCAATTTGATTGCCAGTCCTTCTGGGCCCCAAGAAGTTCCTTCCAGTGCTTTATCTTTAGATATTGCGGTGCGACGTCATCAATGACGTATACTCCACTTCGTTCGAGTAGACCCGGTGATTGAAGTCCAGATGTCCACGAAGATAGGTATGTGGGCCTAGCGCACGAGCCCACGTTGTCTTCCCTGTCCTTGAATGACCCTCTACTATGAGACTTACTGAGACTTACTGGTCTCTCTGGCCGCGCAGCGGCACCTCTCCCAAAATAATCGTCCGCCCACTCTTGCATCTCGTCGGGCACGTTAGTGAAAGAGGAGAGGTGAAACGGAGGAGACCCACGGGCCTCTGGAGCCTTCATGAAAATCCTATCTAGGTTACTGGATAGGTTGTGATACTGGAAGAGAAACTTTTCCGGCAACTTCTCTTTGATGATTTTCATTGCCTCCTCCTTTGTTCCAGCATTCAACGCCTCGGCGGCTGCGTCGTTAGATGTCTGTTGACCGCCTCTAGCACTTCTGCCGTCGATCTGGAACACCCCCCATTCGGCGGTGTCCCCGTCTTTCTCGACGTAGGACTTGACGTCGGAGCAGGATTTAGCTCCCTGTATGTTCGGATGGAAATGTACTGACCTGGTTGGGGACACCAGATCGAACAATCTCTTATTCGTGCAGTTGAATTTCCCTTCGAATTGGATGAGCACATGGAGATGAGGCTCCCCATTTGCATGCAGTTCTCTGCAGATCTTGATGAACTTCTTGTTGACTGGAGTGTTTAGGTTTTGTAATTGGGAAAGTGCCTCTTCTTTGTTAAGAGAGCACTGGGGATATGTAAGGAAATAGTTTTTGGCTTTTATAGAGAACACTCCCTTCCGTGGCATATTTGTAAATAAGGGTGTTCCCCCAATAGCTCTCTCGCTCAAAACTCGTATGAATTGGGGGAAATGGGGGAAAATATATAGTAGAAGTTCCTAAGGGGCACGTGGCGGCCATCCGTATAATATT